TTCCGCTGGGTAAGGTAACCGTGTTTGCTGGTGAATCTGGTGCAGGTAAATCATATATTTGCTCCGGAAACATCATTAAGGCAGCACAGGAACAAGGCATCTATGTTATTTTAGTTGATTCCGAAAACGCTCTTGATCAGAAGTGGCTTGAAGACCTCGGTGTCGATACAAGCGATGAAAAACTTCTAAAACTCAACATGGCTATGATTGACGATGTGGCAAAAACCATTTCCGAATTCATGAAAGAGTACAAAGTTATGCCCGAGGAAAGCCGTCCTAAGGTATTGTTTGTAATTGACTCTTTAGGTATGTTGTTGACTCCAACTGATGTGAATCAGTTCGAAGCAGGTGAGATGAAAGGTGACATGGGCCGTAAGCCTAAAGCACTTACATCACTTGTTCGTAATTGTGTAAACATGTTTGGTTCTTGGAATGTAGGGTTAGTTGCTACTAATCACACATACGCAAGCCAAGATATGTTTGACCCTGATGACAAAATTAGCGGTGGACAAGGTTTCATTTATGCAAGCTCTATTGTTGTTGCTATGCGTAAGTTGAAATTGAAAACAGATGCAGACGGTAACAAAACTTCCGAAGTGCATGGTATTCGTAGTGCTTGTAAGATTATGAAAACACGTTATGCAAAACCTTTTGAGTCAGTACAAGTTGAAATTCCATATTCAACAGGTATGAGCCCACATAGCGGTTTAGTTGATTTGTTTGAAGCCAAAGGTATGTTGAAGAAAGAAGGCAATAGTCTTGTTTACACAACAGCTGACGGTGAAATTATCAAGCAATTCCGTAAAGCATGGGAACGTAACGAAAAAGATGGTTTAAATATCATCATGACAGATATTTCTAAAAATGGTATGGCTGTCGAAACTCCGGCAGTAGCTGAGACTGAGGAAGAATAATGGAAGAAGATCTAATCATTGAAATTTGGGATGTTTTTAAAGAATATATCCCTGATAAAAATAAAGAAACGGCAGCTTCTCATTTCATTGATATGCTTATTGGTAAAGATGTTGAGCCAAGTGTTATTAAAGGGTTATCTGGATATGACACTCATCTCGACGAAGCCATCGAATTGGCATTTGCCGACGACATAGAAGATGAATTGGAAGATGATGATTGGGATTACAACGAAGACGAGGATTAATCCATGTCTTGGTATGCTAAAGTCTCGAAGGACATAGCACATCTCCCAGGTTGTTTAGATTATTTTTACAACGAGATCGAAGAAGCAAAAAAAGAGGTCAAAATCTACGGAAACGTGGAGAAGGCCTCTGCTTCTTTACCGGGTATTGTTGAACATAGGTTTAATCAACTTCAGGAAATCGAAGCTGTCCTCGAATATCTTAACATCGAGTTAAGAAGAATTAAATCCAAAGCATTTCGTAAGTATCTCGAAAGCTATCAACGTGCTCTCAGTTCAAGAGATGCTGAAAAATTTGCTGAAGGTGAAGCAGATGTAGTTGATATGGAAAAAATTATCAATGAATTTGCTATGTTGCGTAACCAATGGCTGGGCATTGTTAAAGGACTTGATATCAAGCAATGGCAATTAGGTAATATTATTAAATTGAGAGCCGCAGGGCTTGAAGATATTAGTCTATGAGTGTATAATAGTACTATGAACATTGAAGATTTGATGATTGCACTGATTTATTCCAACATTAAGAAGAATGATTGGGATACTAAACTTGGTTATAGCTTTTATGACCAAATTAGCCGTGGGTCCGGTTTCACAGAAAAACAAAGTAACCTGGCAATTAAAATTCTTAGCCGGCATCATATGGCACTGAGTGTGGCTCTTAACAAAAATATTGCTCCATTCCTCGAAAATCCGGTATTTCGACTACCTATACGTAAAATTAGTGAATCAAAACAATTAAGCGTAGTGGAGCATTCTCAGCATGGCAGAGTGATTAAGGCAATATTTCCTTACAATGAGAAAACGGTTGAGAATATTAGAAAAAATCGAGACTCAATAGGATCAGCAGTTTGGGACAAAGAGGAAAAATGTTGGTTTTTTGCCCTAAACGAAGAAAGCATCAAATTTTTGAGAGATTTAGATAATTTCGGAACAGACGAAATGTTTCAAAATTATGTTTCTCAAATAAAATCAATTGAAGACGAGTTAGAAAATCATATACCAATGTTGGTAATTGAAGACGGTATGCCAAAATTGAAAAATTGTGCCTCATCAGTGCCTATCCTTGAAACAACTGATATTTTGACCTCAATTTTTGAGGCAAGAAAACGTGGAATTTTTACATGGGACGACACTATCTCTAATTTTTTAGATAGCGACGAAGTTGATCCTCTCACAAGAGATTTCTTAAAAGCCGATCCCAGTAAGGAAACAGGGCTGGATAAGGATTTACACCAAATTTCTGAATTTTCCGCCATTGTCAAGCACCTACTGCCTATACTGGTTGTAATCCCCGGTGGTAACGAATTAGAGACAATGAAAATTTCTTGCGAATTTTTGACCAATTTAGGAATTGCCAACGACGAGATGAGTGTGCTGTTTAGACTGCCTTCTACTACCCATGAAAATTTCAATAATTTTGTGAAATTTAATGAATTGAATTCACCAATTTCTGAAAAAACTAAAGTAGTCTTCGTCAGTAGCAAAATGCCTAAGCCTGTGTTAAAATCTAAAATTAAATTTCATAGTTCATTGAATTTAGGTTACAGCAACGTGCATTACACTATGAGAAATTTCTTGAAAAATCAGGAAAATTCACTGATTTATACAAAAGAAAAAGAAATAAGGAATATTAAGTTTGGGTTCATGTAAAATTATCATTAAGGATGAGGTGAATGTTAAGATAGAAAATTTAGATCTTGACACACGCAAAGCCTTGGTTAAAAAGTTTAAGTACGAAGACCCGACTGCCCGCTTCAGACCAGCCTATAAATTAGGTCGTTGGGATGGATCAGTTAGTTTCTTCGGTCTCGGCGGTACTACCTATCTAAGTATGTTACCACAAGTGTTAGAATTTCTTGAGATGAGAAATTTCTACATTGAATTGGAAGATAATCGAGTTCCTGTGAACTTAGATTTTGAACAAATTTCTGAGGATTTTTGGGGTGAAAAAACGTGGCCTGTAGGACATCGATTTGCTGGTGAATATATTAGGTTGCGTGATGACCAAGTTGAAGTTATCAATAAATTTTTAGAAAATCCTCAATGTATTCAAGAAATTGCCACAGGATTTGGTAAGACAATTACAACTGCAACATTGGCAAAAATTTGTGAAAAATATGGTCGGACCGTATGTATTGTTCCTAACAAAAGTCTTGTTGAACAGACAGAAGAAGACTTTATTAACTGCGGATTAGATGTCGGTGTTTACTATGGAGATAGAAAAAATCTCGATAAAACACACACTATTTGTACTTGGCAAAGTCTCAATATTTTAGACAAAAATTCCAAAGATATTGGCGAAGAAGAACTGCTAACTTTGGCAGAATTATTGGACGGTGTTCAATGTGTTATGGTTGACGAAGTCCATATGGCTAAGGCAGAAGTGCTAAAGAATTTGTTAACAAGAAATTTATCTAACGCACCTATTCGTTGGGGATTAACTGGAACCGTACCTAAGGCAGATCATGAATTTCAAAGCATTCGGGCAAGTTTAGGAGAAGTTGTTCACCGTGTTAAGGCACATGAATTACAGGAAAAAGGCATCCTAAGCGATTGTCATGTTAACATCGTTCAGACTGCCGAATGGAAAGAATTTAGCGGGTACCCCGAAGAGTTAAAATTCCTGGTCACTGATAAAGATCGAATGACCTATATTGGTAATTTAATTAACGGTATTGCAGAAACAGGTAACACATTGGTTTTAGTTGATAGAATTGAATGTGGACAATTTTTACAAACACAATTAACAGACTCTGTATTCATATCAGGTTCTGTAAAGACAAAAGACAGAAAGACAGAATATGACGAAGTTAAAACTGCTGACAACAAGATTATTGTGGCGACTTACGGTGTGGCCGCTGTGGGTATTAATGTGCCCCGCATTTTTAATCTGGTTATGGTTGAGCCCGGAAAGAGCTTTACAAGGGTTATACAGAGCATTGGGCGCGGCATTCGAAAAGCAGACGACAAAGACTTTGTACAAATTTGGGACCTCACGGCATCTACAAAATACGCGAAGAGGCATCTTACAGAACGTAAGAAGTTCTATAAAGAAGCGAAGTATCCATTCACAATTGAAAAAGTAAAATATATATAATGCAAATTTTAACCTTAGAAAATAAAACGTTTTATCTTAACGATCTTCCAGAGGAAATTGAAGAAGATTTGCGATTCTCTGTTTTAGACAATAGCGATAGTTCTAACCCGGATCATTTCTTTATTCCTTTAATCTTTTTAGAATCGTTTACTGGACCAGCTGTGGTACTAAAAATTGGACCACACGAACTCACTATGCCACTTGATTGGTGTACAATTGTCGGAGACCCGGAAGGTCCTGATATGGAAATACTACCGTTGACAAGCCTTAATGATAGAGGATTTAGAACATTTTGTTTTAATCCCATTAGTGGCTTTAGACCAGAGTTTTTAGATATTGACATCGTAGATGTCTACCAAGATGTTAAATGGTATTTCCCTAAAATGAAGCCGGGTCAATTACTTTGTACACCACTTCATGCTGGTCCTGAACCTCTATGTGCATACTTTGTCAAAGAAGTTAGCCGACAAAGTGAATTGGTGGATTATACTAAGTGTTGGTAATATGGGATCGTTAACTCCTGGCACAACCTATGTCTATGAGCATGTCGATGGCGTTACATACGCTCGTGAATCTGGCGCACCTGTTAACACACGAGTAGAGATAGGTCGCACTATAGAGCGTACAGCATTTGATAGAGAACTTAGAGAAACGTTGATCTGGAAGGATATACATCTTGCCGCAAAGACCAATCCTACTTTACAAGCTGCCATAGATCGTGTTAAAATTATATATCACTTGAGTAAAAGAAATGGCAACAGCGAAACTTGATATTAAACGTGAACTAAATGGCGTAGATCGTAAACAATATGATTTCTACGATAATCTCACAGATGAAGAAAAGAAAGCATTTAGTCCATATATACTAATGCGTTATACCAGCAACGTACAAGGTGATAGAGATATTCAAGAATGGTTTCTTGAAATGACAAATGAATGTGTCAATAAGAATCATTGGGATCTAAGCAAGAACCATAAAGCATTATTGTGGAAGTTATTTGCTGCTACAGGTGCAGGAGTAAACTGCTACCATCCTTATTTGGCAGCAGGTAAAAAAGAAAAAGCAAACAAGATAGAAAAATTATTAGCAGAACTATATCCAGCAATGAAGATGGAAGATATTAAAATAATGGCTTCTATGATGGATAAATCAGACAAAGAAGAATTGTTTGACAAGATGGGGTTTGATAAGAAACAACGGAAAGAATA